GCCCCGGCCAAAGCGCCCGCCAAGCAGAAGGCCCCGGCCAATGCCAACGCCGACTGAACTGGCCGAGCGCGTCATGAAGCGCCTGGGCATCCTGGACGCGGACGAAAGCCCGGAGGCCAAAGAGGCCCAGGACATCGTGGCGACGATGCGCAGCGCGCACGCCTCAATGATGGACCTGGGCCTGATTGATTGGTCGCTGGAGGAAGTGCCGGTGCGCTGCCAGGACGCCTGGATCAACTACATGGCGGGCAAAGTCAGTGCGGATTTCGGCGCTTCCAGCCAGGAAGTGTTCGCCCGGGGCGCCGCGGCGGAGCGTGAGCTGATCGCGCTGTCTTCGCAGCCGATTGATCCCCGCGACATTCCGGTGACCGACTACTGATGCAACTCCCCATCGGCCTGACATTCAACGCCCATCCCGAGAGGACGGTCAGCGTTGAGAACGTCATCAACATGCAGCCGGAGGCGACCCCGCGAGGCCGCAGCCAGTACGTGCTGCGGTCCTGCCCGGGGCTGCGCGAGTTCGTGGGCGTGGGCGGCTCCCGCCGTGTGCGCGGCATGATCGAAGTGCGCGGCCTGCTGTACGTGGTGGCCGGCCCGGTGCTGTACCGCATCAATGCGGACCTGACGGTGGACGAGTTCACCTACATCGACGGGTCTGGGCCAGTGGGCATCAGCACCAACGGCACCGAGATTCACCTGGCCGCCGGCGAGGCGGGCTTCATCTTCAACGTCCTGACCGAAGAGGTGATCCCGATCACCGATGAAGCGTACCCGACGGCGTACACGTCAGCGTTCGTTGCCGGCCGCTTCGTGGTGGAGGACGCCGAAAGTCAGGGCAAATTCTGCTGGTCCGAGCAGTACGACGGCACCAACTGGAACGGCTTGGACTTCGCCACGGCGGAGCTGCTGCCGGATCCGGTGATCGCCGTGTACGGCCGGGGCCAGACGGCGACGGTGTTCGGCAGCCAGACCACTGAGTTCTGGCGCCCGTCGGAGGCCGGCTTCTCGCCGATCCCCGGTTCGGGCCAGCGCATGGGCCTGCGGTCCCGCGCATCGGTGGCGGAGACGGACAACGTCATCTTCTACCACGCCTCGGACGGCTCATTCCGGGCGATGTCCGGCTACCAGCCCATGCGGATCAGCACGGCCAACGTAGAGGCCGCCACAAGCGAATGGCGGGACGCGGAGGGCTTCTGCTACACCCTGGACGGCCACGCCGTGTACGAGGTCAGCAGCCCAGCCTACGACCGGACGTTCTGCTATGACCTCACCGAATCCCAGCGCCTCGGTGAGCCAATCTGGTTCGAGAAGCGCAGCGGGATCGATGAAGCGGAGGGCCGGCACCGGGCGTCATTCAGCGCCGTGGCCTTCGGCAAGACGCTGGTGGGTGACGCTCAGGCCGGGATTGTCTGGGAGTTGACGCACGCTCAGGCGCCGGAGTTCGCGGAGTTCTACACGCCCCACGTCACCGACCCCCAGAACCACCAGCGCCGCCGGCTCGCCAAGCTGGAATTGCTGTGCCGCACCGGCCAGACGGCGCGCATCGAGGAAGCGGGCTGGGGCGAAGCCTGGGACTTGCTGTGGGGCGGCGGGGAAGAGACCCGCGAACCGCACTGCATGCTCCGTCTGAGCCGCGACAACGGCTTCCAGTGGGGCGAAGAGAAGTGGCGCCCGATGGGCACCGACGGCGCCTTTGCCATTCGCATGATCTGGCGCCGTCTCGGCCAGTTCCGGCAGGTGGCCGCGCACTTCCGCATCACCCAGCCCGTCCCTTTCACCGTGATAGGCCTGAACGCCGATGTCTCTTGAGAATCCAGACCAGCGGGCGCCCCTGGTGGAGAGCCAGCCGGACGCCTACATGGACCCCGTTTGGTTCGAGTTCACTGCTGCCCTCACCGCCCTGGTGAACCAGCAGCAGCGGACGATCAGCGAGCAACAGCAAACCTTGAGCGCGCAACAAACCGCTATTGAGGACCTGGAACAGCGCGTTCAGGCCCTCGAAACCCCGTGAGGTGAAGACATGTCTCTTTTTTCTGCCGCCGCAAACATCTATGGCGCAAACAAAAGCGCGGATGCGATGGCTGATGCTATTGAGAAGGCAACGGCTCTTCAAGAGCGCCAGATGCGCCTTGCGAAGCAGCAATTCACGCCGTACGCGCAGGCCGGCACCGAGGCCCTGGGCCAGTATCAGGGCAATATCGGCAATCAGCCGACCTACCAGAACACCCTGGCAAATCTGGTCAACGACCCGGGCTACCAGTTCCGCCTTCAGCAGGGCCAGCAGACGCTTGAGAACAGCGCGGCGGCCCGTGGCAATCTGCTGTCCGGCGCAACCCTGAAAGACCTGACTGGCTACGCGCAAGGCATGGCCTCGCAGGAGGGTCAGGCGGCGTATGCTCGCGACTTCAATGCTTTCAACAACACCCAAAACCAGCTTGCAAATCTGATGCAGCAGGGGTTTAACGCCTCAGGGCAGATTGTGGGGTCGGGACAGCAAGGCACCAACAATCTGGCAAATCTGGCGCTAATGGGCGGCCAGAGCCAGGGAAACATGTACATGGGTCGGGCGAATGCCCTTGCGGACCTAGGCAACAGCCTGGGCCAGGCCTTTGGCCAATTCATGGGAGGCTGAAATGGCGTCACTGTCTGATCTGGCCGGCTTCGGCACGGCCGCGCTGTTTGGCGCCGAGCCCTATGCTCGCGGCGTAGACCAGCGCCAAAACTGGGATGCGCAGAAGAGCAGAAATCGTCTCCTGGAGCTGAGCGCCGAGAATCGGCCCACCGAAATCAGCAACCAAAACCGGCTGACCGAGTTGGCGATTCAGAAAGGCGAGCAGGGCATCACGCTGGGCGAGCAAGAGATCGATACCGGCGCGCTTTCGGGGGAAATTGGAAATGCTCGAGCGTTTGTGGGGGCTCTGGGTCAGGATTTTGAGCAGCTGGATCCGGCTACTCAGCAGCGACAGTGGTCTGCGGCACGCCAGCAACTCATCGGTATTGACCCGAGCAATGAGGATATGCCGGAGCAATTCGATCCCGGCGCTTATCGAATGGTTCGTGGCCTTGCGAACCTGGGCAATCAGGGCAACACCAACGTCCAGTCTACCTTCCGCACCAACGACGGGAAGCTGGGCTATGTGACCCGCGACGGGCGCACCGTGGTGACCGATCAGCAGGTCGAGGGCAAGTTCCAGACCGAACGCTACGGCGATCAGCCGTATGTGTTTGACCCGCGCTCCGGCCAGTTTCTGCGCGTCGGCGGTGACGTGGGCCAAACCGCGCCCTCTGACGCCAACACAGCCCGCTATGCCGATGTCGGCGCCGCCGGCGCCACGGTTGAGGCTCAGGAGCGCGCCCGGGACCGGGTGAATAAAGACCGCCAGGAGCCGCTTGCTCGCTCCAAGGTGCGCCAGCAGTTCAGCCAGATCGATTCCGTGATGAACAACGTGGATCGTGCTATCGACAACGTGAACTGGGCAACCGCCGGCGCCGGCGGGGCGCTTGCCGGCTTCGTGCCGGGCACCCCGGCCCGCGACCTGCGCGCCACCATCGACACCATCAAGGCAAACCTAGGCTTTGACCGGCTCCAGCAGATGCGCGACCAGTCGCCCACCGGCGGCGCCCTGGGTCAGGTGTCCGAGATGGAGCTGCGCCTGCTCAACTCGGCCATCCAGAACCTGGATACGGACCAGTCTCCGGAGCAGCTGCTGCAGAACCTGCAGCAGATCCGTTACCACTACGATAACTTCCGGGGCGCCATTGAGCGGTCATTTGAAGAGCAGTACGGGGACCAGCCCGGCGGTCAGTCTGCACCAGCATCTGAGACCCCACCGCAAGGCGGCGGACAGCCTTTCCGGCTGCGCTACAACCCCGAAACCCGCCAACTGGAGCCCGTACGATGATCGTGGAGCACCCGACCCTCGGTGAGCTGGAGTTCCCGGACGGCACTCCGCCGGAGGCGATCAAGAGCGCCATCCGCAAGGCGGAGCAGGACATGCAGGGCGCCCCGCCGCCCGACAGCCAGCCCCAAGGCGCCGCCGGCGGCGCGCAGGACCAGCCGCCGCCGACCGCCGCTACCGAGCAGGACCAGGGATTGCTGGGGGCCGCCGCCGACACCCTCCGCAAATACATCCCCGGCATTGATATGGCCATGGATGTGGGTTCCGCCGATAGCGTCGGCGAAGGCTTCCGGCGGTTCCTCGAAAACTCGCCGCCCGCCACCGCCATCGAGGCCTTGGCGACCCTGGGCGGCGGCCTGGCCGGCCAAGTGGCTGGCGGTTACGGCGGCATCTACGGGGCGGCCACCGACGGTGCTGAGAAGGGCGCGGAGAACGTCGAGAGGATCACCGGCGCCATGTCCTACGAGCCGCGCATGAATGGCGCGCAAGCGGCGCTCCGCAATATGGAGCTGGCCGGCCGTGGATGGGAGGCTCTGCAAGGAATTATGGGCACCGGCGGCGCCGAGCTTGCCCGGGCGGCCGGCGCTGACCCGAATTCAAAAGCCGCGGCGATGGCCTATGCCGCCGGCAGCACCATGCCCGACGCCATCGCGTCCCTGGTGCCTGCTACCCGGGCGGTGCGCGGGTCACAGGCTGCCCGTGGCGCCGAGGCGCCGCCGGCGTCGGCCGGCATTGAGGATCTCGCCGCCGGTGTCGAGGCCGCCAGCAATGACCGTATTCTGGGCGGCGGCACGCGCCGGAGAGCAGCCCGGGCGGTGGCTGAAGAGGTGCGCCCGCAGCCTGAGCTGACCAGATCATTTCAGGAACTGGGCGTTGCGCCTGAATCAGTTCCGCCGGAGGTGCTTTCTGGCAACCAGGCGTTCCGGCAGTTGGCCGGCACCGCCCGATCTGTCCCGGCCTCCCCGCTGGCGATTCGGTACCGTCAGTTTCTCCAGGACCTATCGGCAAAGGCGGACGATCTGTCCCGCCAGGCCGACGCGGAAGATACGGCCGCCCTGAACATCAACGTGGCCGACGATCTGCAGGGAGACATCGCCCGTGCGCGCCAAGTGGAGCAGGATCTGTATGGCCGCGTGGATGAGGCGGTGGCGCCCGCTACGCCGGTGGATGTAACCCCTATTGCCGACAAGATTTTGACGCGGCTGGATGAAGTGGGTGGAGACCCCAGGGAGCTTTCGACCTTTGAGCGCCGCCTGATGCCGCGCTTCCTTGACCGGCGAACCGGCGAAACGGGGCAGATCGAGTACACTCCGAAGACCAAAACCTGGGCCGCCCTCACAGGCCTGCGCAAGGAGCTGAACGCCGCCCGGGGCGGCAAGGGCGGGTTTGGTGACGCCGCCAGCTATGAGCTGGACGATTACGCCCGCACCGTGTCAGAAACGCAGCGCCAGGCTGCCGACCAGATCGGCATCGGCGAGGATTATGCCGCCGCCATGGAGGCAACCGGGGTCAAGAAGGCGGCGCAGGAAACCGCACAGAAGTTGCTCGGCAAGAACCTGGATAAGTCATTCTCGGCGATGTTCGGCACCCGAATGGGCAACCTGTCCAAGGGGCGCGTGAAGGAATTTGAGGACGCCGTTAACGCGATCCCCGAAGGCCGCCGCCGGCAGGCTGTTACATCCATGGTCTACGACAAGATCATCAACCGGAAGAACATGGATGGGCGCCTCGACATTGCCGGCTTCAACCGCTGGTACAACGAGCTGAACAGCAACCCGCAGGCCAAGCGCGCGCTGTTCGGCCAGCTGGACCAGCAAACCCGTCGGGATGTGGACAACCTGGGCAAAGCCGTCAGTGCCATTAAGCGCGCCAATGAGGATATGGTGGCCACTGGCCGACTGATGGCAGCCGACCAAGGCTTCCAGCTCAGCGAGTCCATCGTGCGCAAGATCGCCGGGGCGCTGCCCATTGTGGGCGGCATCGTCGGCGGCCGCACCGGCGCGGCGGCCGGTGCTGCGTCGAGCGCGATGTCAGCAGGTGGTCGGCAGGCTGGGCGACTGAACAGCGCGGCGAGCGAGTTGCTTGCGGCGCCGGAGTTTCAGCGGCATGTCGCCAATATCGTATCTGACGCCGAGCGCGGCGTGGTCCGCCAGTCCGAAAGAGCGCTGCGAGACAGCATA